ACCAGCGGCTGAAGCGGCACCTGCAGAAGGTAATGCTCAAGACATTCTTGCAATGATTCGTTCAAGACAATCTAGCTAAAGAATAAATTAAGTGCTCCTAGTACTTAAACCAGAACAGAGATTCATTGCCATTGGCTGTCAACGTTCTAAACAGTACTAGGAGTGTAGCTTTAACAAGGAGAAACTATGGCTAAATCATTTGACGTTAGTAAGTTCCGTAAGGACTTAACAAAAAGCATCTCAGGCATGAGTAGCGGCTTTAACGATCCTACAGATTGGATCTCAACAGGCTCATATGCACTTAACTATCTTATTAGTGGCGACTTTCACAAAGGTGTTCCACTAGGTAAGGTAACTGTGTTTGCAGGTGAATCCGGAGCAGGTAAAAGTTATTTCTGTTCAGGTAACATCGTAAAACACGCACAAGACCAAGGCATCTTTGTAGTACTAATTGACTCAGAGAACGCTCTTGATGAATCGTGGCTACAAGCATTAGACGTAGACACGTCAGAAGAAAAACTACTAAAACTTAACATGAGTATGATTGATGATGTTGCTAAAACAGTATCAACATTTGTAGCAGACTATAAAGCAATGGCCGAAGAAGATCGACCTAAAGTATTGTTTGTAGTTGACAGTTTGGGTATGTTGCTAACACCTACAGACGTAGATCAGTTTAGTAAGGGTGATATGAAAGGTGATATGGGTCGTAAGCCTAAGCAATTGACCGCACTTGTTCGTAACACAGTTAACATGATTGGTTCACTTAATGTAGGACTAGTATGTACTAACCATACATATGCATCACAAGATATGTTTGATCCAGATGACAAGATCAGTGGTGGACAAGGTTTTGTTTACGCATCAAGTATTGTTGTTGCAATGAAGAAAATGAAACTTAAAGAAGACGAAGCTGGTAATAAGATCAGTGAAGTACGTGGTATTAGAGCAGGTTGTAAAGTAATGAAAACTCGTTATGCAAAACCTTTCGAAGGCGTACAAGTCAAGATTCCATACGAAACAGGTATGAATCCTTACAGCGGTCTTATTGAACTATTTGAGAAAAAAGGTTTGCTAGAAAAGCAAGGCAACAGACTCAAGTATATTGATCTAGCTGGTGAAGAACATCTCGATTATCGTAAGGCATGGATGGAACCGTCTAAGATGAATATGATTATGTCGGAATACAATGAGAAATTGGCACCTGTGGTAAATACCGCAGATGACGACGAAGAAATTGTTGTAGAAGAACACGAACTAATCGAGGAGTAAACTATGGACGAAAGTCAAATTGTAGATGTGTGGATGGTATTTAAAGATACTATTGACAAGAAAAGTGTAGAAATTGTTGCCGAACGCTATGTAGAATGTTGTGCAGATTACGGCGCATCAGACGAAGCATTTACAGCCGCATTAGGCAGTGATAACACTCTTGATGATGCAATATCATATTATTTAGATCTAGATATTGATCCGGATGATGACAGTTTAGACGAATGGGATGAGTAATGGGTTGGTATAGTGAAGTCTCACGTGATGTAAGTAAAATACCCGATGCTGTAGCATACTTTGAAAGTGAGCTTGTAGATGCTCGTGTTGAAGTAAAGTTAAAAGGTAATGTAGAACGTGCCGCAGCAGAAATGCCCGGTATTGTTGAACATCGATTTAATCAATTGCAAGAGATTGAAGCTATACTACACTATTTAAATATTGAGTTACGCAGATTGCGTAGCTCGTACTTTAAGAAATATCTTGAAAATTATCAACGAGCTCTGTCAAGCCGTGACGTTGAAAAATACGTAGACGGTGAGGCAGACGTTGTTGACTACGAAAAGATTATCAACGAGTTTGCACTTATGCGTAACAAATGGCTAGGACTCTTAAAAGGACTTGATCAGAAGCAATGGCAGATAACTAATGTAGTAAAGCTAAGAGTTGCCGGAATGGAAGATGCTACATTATAGAAAGAGATGCTATGAAAATTGGAATAGTAACAACCTTTAGTGATAAAGGTTACGAAGAATACGGACATTGGTTTGTTGATAGTGCAAAAAAGTTTATAGATTCAGACATACAATTATTTTTTTATACTGATAATACAGATTTAGATCTCCCTTCAAACATGACAAATCAAAGATTAGAAGAATCTATACCTGACTTAACAAAATTTAAAGAACGTAATGCATATAGAAAACCAGGAAACTTTATGTTTGATGGTGTTCGTTTTTCACATAAAAGTTATTGTTTATATCACGCAGCCAAAACAAAAGATGTTGACTTATTGTGTTGGTTGGATACAGATACTGAAATTGTTACAAAAATTACATCTAAATATCTTAAAAGTTTTTTACCCAAAGAAAAATTTGTTGCATATTTAGGTAGGCCTGGCTTATATACAGAAACAGGATTTTTAGTTTTTGACATGAAGCATCAATATGCTCAAGAATATTTTGATAGATTTAAAGATTATTATGACACAGATAAACTATACGAACTTTCAGGACAATTAGACTGTCATGTATTTGATGCTGTCAGATTAGAAATGGAACAAGAAGGTAAAATACAAAACCACAATATTAGTCCGCCAGATGCTACAAAATCACATTTCGATCAAGCACTCAACGGATACATTGCTCATTACAAAGGGTCAAAAAAATCAGTTAGAGACAAACATTACAGTAAAGCAATTAAACGCAAGGAAAAATTAAAAATTGGATAAAAAATATATCGTAACCGGGCACAAAGGATTTATAGGGCAACACTACTTTAACCATGTTAAAGGTGCAGACGGTTATGATCTTTTAAACGATAAAGATTTATGCGATCCTAATTTAGTAAAAGAAATGCCAGATTGTGATATATTGGTGCATATGGCAGCAACAAACGGCACAAGATTATTTTATGAAACACCTACTGAAGTCTCATTTAACAATACATTACCCACATTCAATTTAGTAAAAAGATATCAAAATACAAATACAAAATTTGTTTTTACTAGTACGTGCGAAATTTTTAATGGTGCTATAGATAAGGGATTATATTCAGTACCTACTGACGAGTCTGTTCCCGTGATGTTTGATAACATCGATAATCCTAGATGGAGTTATAGTATTCCCAAAGCACTAGGCGAAAACCTAGTTGCAAACTGCGGATTAAATTACCTAATAATTAGATATTTTAATATTTACGGCCCTGGACAGAAAGATCATTTTATCAGTGAATTTGTTGAACGTTGTAAAAAAGGCGAGTATTATATCAAAGGAAATGACACAAGAAGTTTTTGTTATGTTGACGATGCAATACAAATGACACAATCTTTAATAGATAATGCAAAAAACTGTACTATAAATATAGGTAAGCAAGAAGAAGTGAAAATTAGCGTAGTAGCAAAACTAATAATGGGTATTATGGATATTAATCCTGACAAACTTGAGGTACGTTCTGGTCCTGTTGGTAGTGCAAAACGCCGCTGTCCAGATACAACTCTTGTACAACAACTAACAAACTTTAAAGAATACACCCCTTTAAATGAAGGTCTAAGAACTACAGTGGAATCATTATTATGAAAATAGGAATTATAGGTTTAGGCGCTGTAGGCACAGCAAACAAAGATGGATTTGAACATATAGACCATACTATTTTTGCTCACGATATTAAATTAAATACCAACATTGCCATAGTAGAACATACTGAAATTTGTTTTATTTGTGTTCCAACACCTAGTAAAGATAACGGAGAGTGTGATACTTCAATTATAGAAAGTGTTATTAAAGAGTTAGATAACATTAACTATAGAGGAATAATTGCAATTAGAAGCACCACAGTTCCCGGGTTTACACAATCTATGATTGATAAATTTACTAATTTGACAATTTGTTTTGTTCCGGAATTTTTACGGGAACGATGTGCAACAGATGACTTTATTAATAATCATAAATTACTTGCAATAGGAACGCATGATATATGGGTTTATAAAAAAGTAGCTGAAGCACACAGCAATCTACCACAGCATATTGAACATTTAACACCTAGCGAGGCAGAAGTGTTGAAATATTTTAATAATGTATATGCAAGTTTGAGAGTAACTTTTGCAAATGTAATGTATGAGATATGCCAAAAATTAAATTGTGATTACACTACTATAAAAAATTCTTACATAAAAACAGGTAAAGCTACAGATATGTACTTAGATGTTAAGCCCGACCTAAGAGGATATGGTGGAATGTGCTTGCCTAAGGATACTAAGGCACTATCTTCACTAATTAAAAAATTGGAATTACCTTTTAATTTACTACAAGCAATTGACGAGGATAATTCTAAAATAAAAAAAACAGTGTTTAATGGAATGAGGAAGTAAAAATGGTCTTAGAAGCACACCTTGGAGGGCATCAAGGTAAAACACATTTAGATCACGGAGCATTAGAGTATCTAAAAAAAACTTTTAGTGCAAAAAGTTTTCTTGATATAGGTTGTGGCCCTGGCGGTATGGTTGAACTTGCTAGCCAAATTGGCTTGGATAGTACAGGCATTGATGGTGATTATACTGTAGAAAGATTTAACAAAGATAAATTTATAATACATGACTTTACATTAGGTCCTGTACCTATTGCAGAAACATATGATATTGGATGGAGTGTTGAATTTGTAGAACATGTATATGAAAAATATATTCCTAATTACATTAGGGCATTCCAATCCTGTAAATACATATTGATGACATATGCGCCGCCAGGCTGGGAAGGACATCATCATGTCAATTTACAAAAAGAAGATTATTGGATTGACACTATGAAACAATATGGCTTAATTTATAACCAAAAACACACAAAAAACATAAGAAACAGATCAACACTTAATTTAGGAAAAAAAGGTAAAAAGGCTTTTGTTCGTAACAGAGGTTTGGTTTTTATAAACAAAAACATTGGATAAAAAATGAAAAAGAAAAACCCACTTCATGACAAGTCTAATGCACAAGCAGCACAAGACTTATTTGCATTAAGCATTTGTAAAAATAAAACTTACATTGAGATTGGCGGCAACCATCCTATAAAAATTAACAACACATATAACTTAGATGTTGATTATGGGTGGAAAGGTTTTAGTGTAGAACTTATTGAAAAATGGAAAGATAAATGGGATAGGTCTAATAGAAATAATCCATGTTATTTTTCAGATGCACTTACTTTTGATTATCTTGGTGCTCTTAAGGAACAAGGGTTAGATACAAAAATAGGGTATTTAAGTTGTGATATAGAACCACCAAAAAATACGTTTGCCGCATTAAAACGTGTTATTGAGCAAGGTGTTGAATTTGAATGTATTACATTTGAACATGATTGGTATAACTATCAAAATACTAATTTCAATCAACAGGCAACAGACTTTTTAACTAGGCATGGTTACAAAGTAGCAGTACACGATGTGTTCTTTAAAAAACCTTGGTTGCCTTACGAAACTTGGTTTGTAAGACAAGATAATAATTTTACACCTGTTAATTTTCAAGAGTGGTGTATTCAAGAGTCTAAACATGGCAAAGAAATTTAAAAAAAATATCGAACCGTTAATTGTTGCAATTGAACCAGCATACAGAAATCATCCTATTATAGGTGGTAGTAATGTTGTGATGGTAGATTGGGAAGATAAAGAAACTATAGACAAAGCAGATATATTTTTACAAAGTAATATACTAGAACAAAAACGTCAAAAAAAACTTGGACACATTTATAAATTTATACGTTTCAGTGGTAAACCTTATATTTGTGCAGAGTCTGCTGTATTTAGAAAAAACTGTGCTGAGTATCCTAGTCCTCGTGCATATTATAGATTTAGTTGGTGGAGTTACTTTCAAGACGAAGGTGATTATAATATAGGCAACTGTCCATCAGATAGATGGGCCCGTATTCAAAAAGAACAAAACATAGAAATAAAAGATTGGCGAAAACCCGGGGATGCAATACTTGTATTATTACAACGTCCCGGAGACAGTAGTTTAAAAAATCTAATGGCAAGGTATGGTAACTATGAAAAATTCCTAATAGCTACTATAAAAGAGATAAGAAAGTATACAGATAGAAAAATAATATTAAGACCGCATCCTAATAGAATACATTCTCAATTAAAGATTATTAAAGATAGCGGTATCGAAAATTATGAAATAAGTGGAAATCATCAAGAGTCGGGATTATTACACGGTGGACCAGGACTGTACGAAGACTTAAATAGGGCTTGGGCTGTAGTAGGATTTAATTCAAATGCGTTGACAGAAAGTGTATGCGAAGGAATCCCAACATTTAGTATGTGTCCAAGCTCAATGGCCTGGCCTGTTAGTAATAAAAGTTTAAGTAGGCTTGAACAACCACAGATGTATGATCGTACTCAATGGTTAAACAATCTTGCTTATTGTCAATGGAATACAAAAGAGATAGCACAAGGCTTGCCTTGGCAACACCTTAAAACCTTATATCCTTATGATCTAGTCAATCCTTATTGTCAGAATAAACTACGTACATAAATATCAGTATGAATATTGTATTAGTAACTGGTGGCTTTGATCCTCTACACAAAGGACATATAGAATACTTTAAAGAAGCACATAAACTAGGTTCAAAGCTAATTGTTGGTTTAAATAGCGACGACTGGCTTACCCGTAAAAAAGGTAGACCGTTTATGTCGTTTGAAGACCGTGCCGCAATAATAAAAGAGTTAAGTATTGTTAGCGATGTTATTAGTTTTGACGATGCTGACGATAGTGCATGTGGGGCAATTTATAAAGTATTAGCAACACACGGCAGTGGCACAAAAGTTGTTTTTGCTAATGGTGGCGACAGGACAAATACATCTACTCCTGAATACAAGACATATGGAGATATGCCTTATGTACAGTTTGAGTTTGGTGTAGGCGGAACTAATAAAATGAATAGTTCTAGTTGGATACTCGAAGAATGGAAGGCTCCAAAGACTGAACGCATGTGGGGGTACTATAGAGTGATACATGAATATAACCAGCACACTAAGGTCAAAGAATTAGCTGTGCCACCAGGAAAGAAGTTATCGATGCAAAGACACAAGCATCGAGCCGAACACTGGTTTGTAGCCGAAGGCACTGCTACTGTATATACAATTAATAATAAAACTGATCTTGATGTACATGGAGTTTACGAACAACACAAGTCGTTGCACATACCTGTAGGTATGTGGCATCAGTTAGCAAACGAATCAACAGAACCATTAAAGTTAGTAGAAATACAGTATGGTACCAATTGTGTGGAGGAAGACATTGAAAGACGCTAAGAATGCTGATATCAAAATTTTTGTAGGCTATGATACTAGAGAAGATATAGCTTACCAAGTATGCAGAGAAAGTATTTTTGCAAAATCAAAGAACGAAGAAAAAATAGAAGTTATACCTTTAAAATTAAAAGAATTAAAAAAAAGTGGCAACTATTGGCGACCAGAAGACAAATTAGGATCGACAGAATTTACATTTTCTAGATTTTTAATTCCGCATCTTACAGACTTTAAGGGCTGGGCATTGTTCTGTGATTGTGATTTCCTATTCAATCATAATATTAGAGACTTGTTTGAATTGGCTGAAGACAAGTATGCTGTGATGTGTGTGCAACATGATTACTCACCTAAGCAAGGCACAACAAAAATGGACGGCAAAGAACAACATGTATATCCACGTAAAAATTGGAGTTCATTGGTTTTGTGGAATTGTGGACATCCTGCAAATAAAGTACTAACTGCTGATCATGTTAATAATACAAAATTCGATGGAGCATATTTTCATAGATTTAGTTGGTTACAGGACAACCTAATAGGATCTATTCCTCACAGATGGAATTGGTTGGTCAATCATTATCAAGAGCCTAAAGACGGAATGCCTTATGCGTTGCATTACACAGAAGGAGGTCCTTGGTTCCAAGATTATGAAACTTGTGAATATGCGGCTGAATGGTTGATAATGGAGAAAAGATATTTAAAAAATTTAGCTCCAAAAGCTCCTAAAATTAACAAATACGAAATGTTAGATGATGATAAAAAAGGATTCATAGATTCTGCTATCAATTATATGATAGATCCAACTAGCAAATATTTAAATACAAGCCTTAATGACGTTAAGGAGAAGATGGAAAAAGCAATGGGTAATAAAGTAGCAGCAATAGACAGCGACGGCGGTATTAGTTATAAAAAAGCAGGACATGCTTATGATCCTATACTGATGCATTTTATAAGAGGAAGTAAAGGATATATTTCTAATTTCGAAGATGAAAAAGACACTTCGGTACCTTTGGTTATACGAGGACTAGGTGGCGGAAGTAGAAAGGCAATTAATCAATGTAGGCAAATTGATAGAACGTTTTATGCTGTAGATACAGGTTATTTCGGAAATAATAAATCTAAATGGGTTCATAGAATAACAAAAAATAATTTACAATATATTGGACCTATTGTAGAACGAGAACATGATAGATTAAAAATGTTTGGTTACAAATACAAAGGACGCAAAAAGGGTAAAAAGATATTAATTTGTCCGCCAAGTCTTAAAGTAATGGATATGTTTGGACAACCTTCACCAGAAGTTTGGACAAAACAAGTATCAGAACAACTTAAAAAAATAACTTCTAAGAAAATAGAAATAAGATTAAAGCCTAATAGAACTGAAAGAGTTACAAGTAAATCTATACAGCAAGCACTAAATGACGATGTTCATTGTTTGATTACATATAATAGTATTGCAGCCATTGAAGCTATGATGGAAGGTGTTCCTGCTATTGTCTTAGGACAAAATGCTGCTTCAGTGATTAGTGAAACAGACTTACGAAACGTAGATAATCCTAAGTTCCCAGACAATGAAACAATGGATGCATTTATGGCACACTTGTCATACTGTCAATTTACAATACCGGAAATGGAGTCAGGCTTTGCCTGGAAAACAATAGATGAAACTAGTGAGCTACCACTCTGGAATCCCAGCAAAAAATAACAAACCTGAAAAACCTGCTATACTAACAAATTTTGTTGCAGGAGTTAATGCTAAAGGCGATGTAGGGATTGATCATTTCGGATCAAATATAGAAGATTGCGATGTAGCATTACTTCAAGGATTTGTTCATGCTAACAGTAAGCAAACTCCTCATCTTCAATTACGACAACGTGTAATAGATCATCAAAGATTAAAGAACAAAAGAACTTTAATTGTAGATAGTAATTTGTTTTTGTATGTTAATAAATCTAACCAACCACATCATTATCTTAGATATTCTTATGACGGCGTATTTAGAAATACAGGATTTTATTTTGATAAAGATATAGATCCAAAAAGATGGCAATCAATAAAAAATAATCTTGGAATAACTGTAAAAGATTATAGAAAAAACGGAGACTATATTCTTTTATGTTTACAACGTAATGGAGGGTGGAGTATGAAAGGTATGGATGTAATGGAATTTTGTCACAGAACAATTCGTGATATAAAAAAATTTACAGATAGACCAATTGTAGTAAGAGGACATCCAGGCGACGGAAAAACAAATCAATATTTAAAATTAAATATTCCTGGCGTAACAATAAGTCCAAAAGATACTCCTATTCAACATGATTTAAAAAATGCTTGGGCTACAGTAATATATAACTCTAGTCCTGGAGTAGCAAGTTTAATTGAAGGTGTTCCAGTATTTCAGATAGATCGTGACCCAGGTTTTAGTATGTATAGTGAAGTTGCTAATAGCAGTCTTAAAAGATTAGAAGATCCTAAACTATACGATAGACAAGAATGGCTTGAAAGAATTGCAATGTGTCATTGGAGTTTTCAAGAAACAATTAGCGGAGAAGCATGGGAACTAATGAAGCAGTATGTTTAACGTTGCCAATAAGTTTCTTTGCGGCTGACCATTATATCTGAAGGTTTACTTTTGCCTTGTTCTTTGCGTCCGCCTTTCATGTGATCCATAAATTTTCCTAAAGGTCCATTTATTAAAGGATGACCGCCGCCACCTGTCTTTGCTTCACGTAGGTACATATCAGCACTATAATCATGTACGTTTGCATCTACAAGTTTTAGTTGATTTAGAATATGTCCGAATACAAAACTATCGTGCCATTCTTCTAATTTAAATATGCCATTGTCAGCATCTTGATAAAATCTTTCAAACTCTGCAAGGAATTTTTTACACATTGCATGTTTTAAATTCATTCCATAAAAGCCGCATTCGGGCCAAGTTTGTGAACCTTTTCCTCGACCTACGTATGTAAGCCATTTATCTTCAGGCAATAATTTTGCAAAATCCTCGAAACTCCAGTCGCTATGAATAAAACTATCTGCGTCCATCCACACACACCAATCTGAGCTACGTTCGCAAGCATCAAATACAGCATATACCTTATTTGAAAAACGTATAGCATGCCACTTGAACTCCTTGTGCCAATCTCTTGGTCGCTTTGCTTTAATTTCTGCAGGCGGAATGCCATTTGCTTTTGGATCATTTGCCCATGTTGATTTAAATTCATTTAGTTTAGGTAATGCCTCGAATGCCTCAAATATTTTAATTTGATCCGGATCAGGATTATTAGGCTTACAATTTTCTGCATACACAAGTAGTTTAATTTTTTTATCTACTCGTTCAGCAAAACTATCTAAAAAGCGTTGACCGTATTTCTCTAATCCTGGCTGATGAAAAGTTGTAACCACAGTTATGTCTGGCATTGTTGTTCCTCGTGTAAATATGCTATATGGTATTTACTTATGAAATTTAACTTATGGAGACAATATGGCGCACTTAATTCTAGCCCTGTTTTTGATGCCTTTCACTCTGGCGCTAATGCTCTTGGGCATGATGTTGTTGTTAATGGTGATGATGGGATTGATGTTATTTGGAGCGTACTTTGGAACGGTCGTATGGCTGGAAACCGTAGTATTTGGGAACAAAACATTCGGCAATCCAAACCGACCATCGTCCTTGAAGTAGGTGGAATAAAAAGAGGCACCACATGGAAGGTAGGACTTAATGGTATCAACCGTGATGGGGATTATATTCCTAGTGGCAATAATAACGATCGTGCTAGGCTTTTGGGATTAGAATTAAAACCTTGGCGCTACAGTGGCGAGTATATATTGTTGTGTGGACAACATGATAAGAGTTTACAGTGGGCTAATATGCCTTCAATGTCTAATTGGGTACACAACACAATAACATCCATAAGAGCGCAAACGAAACGCTCAATACTATTTAGGCCGCATCCTAGATGTCCGTTACCTGCTATAGAACATGAATTTAAAAACGTTTATAGACAAAGTCCTGTAAAGATAACAGGATCATATGATGATTTTGATATGAAGTTTGATAACATATGGGCAACTGTAAGTTGGTCTAGTAACCCTGGTATACATAGTGTTATTAATGGTGTACCTGCATTTACAGGTCCTAGTAGTTTAGCATTTGATGTAGCAGAACAAGACTTTACTAAAATTGAAAACCCTTTGTACTCAGATAGGACACAATGGCTAAACGACTACGCTCATACCGAATATACAGTTGAAGAAATTTCTAAAGGAATTCCTATTAAACACTTGACTTCTAAGATATAATCATATATAATAATATTATGATTTACACAATAGAAGACTACATTGAAATACTTTCTGGTGTTGTTACACATGATGATCAAGTTCTTGATTTCAAGATAAACAGTAACGATCAATCTTTAATTTTTAGTTTGGCGAAACAATGTATTAGAGGCACAGCCCTTACAGACAGGCAGTTTGAATTAGCAAAACAAAAGATTATTGAATACAAAGATCAATTTTACAAAAAGGGTTTTGACGAATTAACAATAGAAAATTTACGACAACCACTTCGCGAAATTGATAGATCTAAATGGATTAAAAACAATGATACACATATTTTAATAAGATTTCCGTTTACAAAAAAGATGATCAAGTATATTGAATTTTTACAAAATATAGGCGATCAAAGACTTTACGATAAAAAGAATAAGATCCACCACGTAGAATTAAATGAAACAAACATCTATACTGTAATTGATAAATTTAAAAATGCTAATTTTGATATAGATGATAACCTTAAGATTATTTACGAAAACATATTGCACATGAAAAATAAAAAAGAAGAATACGCTCCGGGCATTTTTAGTTTAAAACTAAAGAATTTGCATACTAAGGCAATAGACTATGCTCTATCCTCAATCGGAGAGCCAGACATAGAAAATCTTGCAAGGTACAAAGATAAACAAGAAACATTGGGCATTGTTCACTTTGATGACAAAGATTTAGTACAAAGCATTAATGGTGTACAACCGTTAACACGTAGGATTGTATATCGTACAAAAAGACAAGTTTTTATAGATAAGAATGAATTTACAATTGATAATTTAGTTGAATCGTTGTTAGAATTACACAGATTTCCAGTGTTAGTAATGTTGCCTGACAATAATAATAGTTTAGAATTAATGCATAAGATGCAAACTAGTTTTAAAAATATTATTTCAAATGACAGTGTAACTAACCTGTTTAGAAAAGATAATACAACTGCTGAAAATAAAGAATATAACACTTATATAAAACAAAATAACTTAAATAATTCTCTTGCATTTGATACAAAAATAGTGTATACTAATAACAATAAGATCCCAAAGCCGTTGACAACAGCTGACTGGATACCTTCTGTTGCTATAATTCTTGAAAGTAAGAGATTACAAGGAACAGTAGAAAGTTATATTAATGACTTAGATCTAGTTATCCACTATGATGACGTATCAACGCCCTGGGCAAACTATGTAGAGAATATATGAGAACTTGCAAACTAATAATTGAAGATGAAGTAAACATCAAGATCGAAGGTCTTGAAGTTGATATCAGACGTAAACTTGCAAATGCTCTTAAGTTTGAAGTTCCGTATGCACGATATATGCCTCAGTATAAACTAGGACGATGGGACGGCAAAGTTGCTTTCTTTGGTATTGGCGGTAGTGGTTATGTAAACCATCTTGATGTTGTTAGCGAAGTACTCTTACAAAATAATGTAGAGATTGTAGACATCGAAGATAGACGACATCCAATACAATTAGATTTTGCTCCAGTTACAGAAAACTATTGGAAAGACCAAGGCATAGTATGGCCCAAAGGTCATCCAGCAGAAGGCGAAGATATTATTCTACGTGACTACCAAGTAGAAGCAATCAATAACTTTTTAGATAATCCACAGAGCTTGCAACAGATTGCTACTGGTGCAGGCAAAACAATTACTACAGCAACGCTGTCACACATAACTGAGCCGTATGGTAGAAGTCTTGTGATTGTTCCTAACAAGTCGTTAGTAGAACAAACAGAAGAGGACTATATTAACTGCGGTCTCGACGTAGGGGTATACTTTGGAGACAGAAAACAACTAGGTAAGACTCACACCATATGCACTTGGCAATCCTTAAATATTTTGGACAAGAAGCACAAGGACGGCTCGGCAGTATTAAGCCTTGCAGAATTCCTAGAAGGTGTAAGCACTATCATTGTTGACGAAGTACACCAAGCCAAAGCAGAAGTCCTTAAGAATCTGCTCACTCGCAACCTACGTAACGCTCCGATACGCTGGGGACTAACCGGCACAGTACCCAAAGAGAAGTTTGAGTTTGAATCAATACATGCTTCATTAGGTCCAGTTATTGGAAACATCAGTGCTAAAGAATTACAAGATAAGGGCGTATTATCGCAGTGTCATGTTAACGTAGTACAACTAATAGACACACAAGCACATAGTGGATATCAAGAAGAATTAAAATATCTTGTTACTAACAAAGCAAGAGTAGAATATATAGGCAAATTATTAAATAGAGTTTCACAAACAGGCAATACACTAATATTAGTAGACAGAATCTCAGCAGGAGAAATGTTAGCAGAACTAATACCAGGAAGCACTTTTGTTAGCGGAAGTGTTAAGGTAAGGGATAGAAAAGAAACATATGATACAATACGTGAAGGAACTAATAAGGTCATCATTGCTACATACGGAGTGGCAGCTGTAGGTCTTAACATTCCTCGTATTTTTAATCTTGTACTTATTGAGCCAGGCAAAAGTTTTGTAAGAGTAATCCAATCTATAGGTAGAGGCGTAAGAAAGGCAAAAGACAAAGACTTCGTACAAATATGGGATCTTACATCAACATGTAAGTTTGCGAAGCGACATCTGACTCAGCGTAAGAAGTTTTACAAAGAAGCAGAGTACCCCTTTACAATTGAAAAGGTAGATTGGAATTAATATATGAGAATACTGACACTAGAAAACAAATGTTATATGCTTAATAACTTACCAGATCAAATTGAAGAAGATATTAGATTTAGTGTCCTAGACAATAGTAATAGTGACGATCCTGATTTTTATTTTATTCCTTTGATATTTTTGGAAAGTTTTAGTGCACCTGCGATTGTTATGGAGATTAATGGCAATGAAATTATGATGCCTATAGATTGGCACATAGCTGTAGGTGATAGCGAAACAAATAATGATCTAGAGATATTACCACTAACAAGTTTAAATGACCGAGGCTTTCAGGCATTTTTATTCAATCCTGTAAAAAGCTATAAGGCCGACTATGCTGAAGTGAAAATACTTAATTTTTATAATGATGTAAAATGGTATTTTCCAAAAATGAAAAACGGACAGTTGCTTACTGTTCCGTTATCAGAAGGACATAATCCACAATGTGCATATTTTGTTAAAGATATTAGCAGACAAATGGAACTTATTGATTATGGCAAACTTATCTAACCAAGGAGTGAAAAAAATGAAGGCAGGAAAGATATGGGGTCAAACAGAATTGATCCACGCAAACGGTGTACTAGAGTTTCATCGTATTGAATATAAAAAAGGTTTCAAATGCTCAGAACATGAGCATCAGTTTAAATGGAACGGATTCTTTGTTGAATCGGGCAAGATGATTGTCCGTGTTTGGCAAGATGATCAGGATGGTCTCGTAGACGAAACTATTCTTGAAGCAGGGGATTTTACACAGGTTAAGCCTGGTAAGATCCATCAGTTCGAAGGCGTAGAAGACGGAGTTGCTTTTGAACTTTATTGGGCAGAATTCAACCACAATGATATTGTGCGTAGAACTGTCGGAACAAAAGTAAAATAACAGGAGAATATATGTTAACAAAACTTTTAGAAGGTGTAGACAAGACGCTTGTAAGGAATCTTGTGATTCTACACACCCTAGTAATTGCTGTAAGTAATTACTTGGTAACAATTAGATTTGATTTATTTCCAGGTGCAGAACTGCCCTTGTTTGGATCATTTCCACTAGCGGCGGCAGCGTTTACATTTCCAATCGTTGTTGTAGCAACTGACTTGACAGTACGTCTAGTTGGTAAGCAAGCGGGTAGAGCCGTTGTAGCAATGGCAATTATTCCTGCTATCGTTGCATCAGTACTAGTACTATTAGCACTAGGTGACGAACATGCTTACAGAGTAGGACTTGCATCAGGTACTGCATATGCAGTAGGTACAATGCTTGACGTATATGTATTCCAACATATTCGTGAGCGTATGAGTGCATGGTGGATTGCTCCAGCAGTATCAACTATTGCAGCAAACATCATTGATACATATGCATTCTTCTACACAGCATTTTATCCTGCACCTTGGGTTGGACCAGTAGCATTCAACAATACATTAACAAAAATTGTTGTAGGCTTAATTGTATTCCTACCAGCATACGGCTTGTTACTTTCATATTTGAAAAACAAGTTTGGCGTAGACGCTGTAAAAGGTACAAAGTAAAAGTATATTATGTACAGCCAAATATATCTAACACAGTTAAAAAAATTACATGCCGCTAAAGATAGACCAAGAGGTTTTGGAGGTAAGGTAAAAGATCTAGGAGCCTTTCATACTTATATGAAACAATGGAATCCTAAAACTGTGTTAGATTATGGTTGTGGCAAAGGTGCTATACTTTCAAAACTCCAAGAACAATATCCTAATACATCTTGGATAGGATATGATCCAGCAGTAAAAATGTTTGATATAAAGTTAGAAAATAAAACATTTGACTGTGTATTTTCAAATGATGTTCTAGAACATATAGAACCAGAATACTTAGAAGATGTACTAGACCATATATGGCAATTAAGTACAAAATATATTTGGTTATGTATAGACACGCTACCTGCTAGAAAAAAATTAGCAGATGGTCGTAATGCACATTTGATTTTAGAAAATAAAGAATGGTGGCAAGAAAAATTACAAAAACGTAATGGCAAAATTGTTTACATATCGTTAAGTAAAAAAGGTAAACTATATGTCGCAATCGAAAGATAAACTTATTCCAGATGAACCATTAGTGTACGAAAACACCGATGGAATTATTTGGGCAAGCTACCAAAATAAACCTGATATTCCTCGTTGGATAGTAGGCGGCGATCCAGAAGCTATAAGTATTCAAGAAGGTAAAATGTTTAGTTATGTTCAGTGGGAAGATATGATGAAGGTAGCAAATACAAACCCTGTTTTAAAAAAATATTTGCAAAAGGCTGTAGAAGCATATTATATAACAAAGGAAAACAAATGAGAATAATTGCAGGACCGTGTCAACATGAGACATTAGAACAAAGTTTAGAAACTGCTAAAGAGTGTAAACGAGTATGTGACAAATATGGTATAGAATATATATTCAAAGCAAGTTTTGACAAGGCTAATCGATCAAGTATGCAGGGCAAGCGTGGTGCAGGTTTTGACACAACACTATACGACTTTCAAGAGATCAAAGGTATAGTGGGCTGTAAGATGCTTACAGACGTTCATACAGTAGAACAAATTAAAAACATAACAACTTACTACAACGAAGCAGTAGATGTGCTACAGATACCTGCATTCTTGTGTAGACAAACTGACTTAGTTCAGGCTGCTTGCGCCACAGACAAAATAGTAAATATTAAAAAGGGACAGTTCTTAGCACCTTGGGACGTCAAAGGTATACTATCAAAGACTGAAGGCGCGAAAGATGTCTGGATAACTGAAAGGGGTACAAGTTTTGGTTACAACACTCTTGTTGTTGATTATACTGGTCTTATGTATATGCTTGACAATTATGATTCCGATATTGTGTTTGATGTCACGCACTCTGTCCAAAAACCCGGAGGACTGGGGACTAGTAGCGGCGGGAATCGTGATTACGTGCCTGGGCTCGCTCGTGCTGGGTCTGCTCTTGGGATCACTTCCTTCTTCATCGAAGTCCACCCTGTGCCTGATAACTCGCCAAGCGATGGTCCAAATATGCTTAGACTAGCTGACTTTGAACAGGTAGTAAAAGACATTGTAGCATTTAATTATACAGGAAACGTTACATGAGCGAACGAAAAATACGGGAATGGGCTTTACCATATGTAAAAAATAGAAGAACTTATATCGACGTAGGTGCATGTGATGGAGACACTACTAATCCGTTTATAAAAGACTTCGAACGTGTAGTAGCATTTGAACCTAACATTGAAGTCTTTAATAAAATTTCCGACGATGCAGAAAAGTATAATTTAGGACTAGGTGCAAAAGACGAGGTTGTCCAAATTGTACTACCTAACGGAATTGAACATCCTGAACATGGAAGCATAACAAGATTTAATACCGAAGAATGGGAAGACCGTCCTAGATTTAATATTACTATTAAACGTTTAGACGACTTTAAATTTACAAATGTCGACTTAATTAAAATTGATGTAGAGCATTATGAAATGAATGTTTGCTTAGGAGCAGAAGAAACTATTAAGCAATATAAACCTGTAGTTATGTTTGAAAATAAAAGGAATGAAGCAGATCATGTTTTAGCATGGTTTAAAGATCTAGGTTATAAAATAGATAAAAGAAAAAGCGATACGGTAGCATACTATGAATAATACAGTAATTTTAATTCCAGCTAGATATAACAGCACACGCTTCCCTGGAAAGCCACTATGCATGTTAGATGGTGTTCCTATGATAAAACGTGTGTATGACGCTTGTATAGCGTCTAAGATACCAACATATGTGCTGACTGATGATAGGCGTATTGCTAAACTAATAGGTCCTAGATGTTTATTAGATGATGAAGAATATGCTAATGGCACAGAACGATGTGCCGGAGCAATATCTAAATTCCATATATTAAATGACTTTAATCAGTTTATAAACATACAAGGTGATATGCCTGACGTTACTACACAGATGATTGAACGGTGTGTAGAATGGTTACAGTATTATCCTATTAGTACGGTATGGACAGACATGCCTGAAGCAATGCAAAATGATCCTAACAGTGTCAAAATGGTCCGTGCAGGTGACAATGCTTTATGGTTTGGCAGAGGCATGACCGGATATGGACATTGGCATTTAGGTGCATATGGATATCGCAGAGATGCTCTTGAACTATATAGAGATCTAGAAGTTACACAAGAAGAAGAGATTGAGCAATTAGAACAACTACGATGGTTAAAAAATGGTTGGCAAATAGGCTGTAGTAGTGTATACTTTAATGGAGTAGAGATTAATTCACCGGAGGATGTAGAAGTATGGCAGAAACAAAACTCCCATTAAAGGACATACTTGCAGCTATTGATATGGGTGCAAAGAATGTATGGGACGAAATTACTGACGACGAACGTAAGCAAATTAGCTTTTGGTTGTTGAATAGATATGTAAGTAGTGTTAGTGGTAATAGAGAAGCACAAGAGCTTGCAGTATTCAAAACTAATGAATACTATAATAAGAATTGGAATGAAATAGGCGCCAAACATCCTAAATTACAATGGCAACTGTTGTGTCAAGCAGGCAACACAGGAAAAATTGAATTCCATAAATGGTTAGGATTAAAAGGTAAGAAGTCAGCAGATAGTAAAATTGTAAAATTTATATCTGAAAGATTTCCTAATATGAAACAAGATGAGGTAGAACTACTTGCTAAAATATCTACAAAAGCAGAGATTAAACAATACGCCGAGTCGCTCGGAATGGATAAAAAAGATGTCAAGCTCTAAGCCGTTTGTTTGTGAATATTGTAATACAGGTTATTCAAAGGAAAAAACTCTGATAGTACATATTTGTGAACAAAAAAGAAGACATCTACAACAAAAAGAAAAACGTGTACAACTAGGGTTCTATGCGTTTAATCAATTTTATAAATTAAGTGCAGGTGCAAAGAAAGAAAAATCTTATACAGATTTTTGTAAAAGCCAATATTATAATGCATTTGTAAAGTTCGGAAGTTTTATTAGTAATGTTAAACCTTTGTATCCTGAAAAGTATATTGACTATGTAGTAACTAGCAGAGTAAAACTTGATCATTGGTGCAAAGAAGAAATGTATGAGAAATATGCAATCGAGCTAATTAGAAAAGAAGGTGTTGAAACTGCATTAGAACGTAGTATTATGACAATGATGGAATGGGCTGCTGAGAACGAACCAGCACCATGGAATCATTACTTTCAGCACATAGGATTAAACACAGCAGTATGGAACATTAAAGATGGAAAAATATCGCCGTGGCTAATTTTAAATTCTAAGACTGGTAAAGATATGTTAAGTAAATTTAACGACGAACAACTTAATATGATATATCATGTGCTAGATCCATCACACTGGGCAATGCGATTTAAACGTAATCCTAAAGATGTAGAACTAGTAAAAGATGTTGTAAAAGAAAGTAATCTCTAATGCGCTTATTAGGGTTAAGACTAGACGACCACGATGCTTGTTTATGTTTATATGATAATGGAAACGTATCATATATAAAGACAGAAAGAATTTATCAGATAAAACATCATTCATACGATAACGCTTATCAATGGGTAATTGACCTAAAAAGAATATTCGGGCTTACTCCTGATGAGATTGACGAGATTGCTATTGTAGCAGATCCGTTACGTTATGGTGTAAATCAGATGTGGGATTTTACAACAAAAAAGTATACAGCATTAGATGACGCCAAGTGTGATGTAACTCATGTAGAACATCATTATGCTCATGCATTAAGTGCATGTATGTATGATGACACAGATTTTCAATTTGTAATTGATGGCGTTGGAGAATTATTTCAGTCTGGTAAGAACATACAAGGAACCATTTGGAGTGTTTTTAAAAATTATAAATTATTGGATAGATGTACAAGCCAATTTGAAACGACTACACCTTCAACAATAAGAATAAAAAATAGTTTTGGAGTTGAATACGAAAACCTAGCAAAGCACCTAAACATAGAAGCATCACATCCAGAAGACTTACCAGGAAAACTCATGAGTTTACAATCTTTTGGTAATATAAATTACGAATTTGTAGACTATCTAGAAGAAAGATTAGAAGATATAAAAGAGCAATTATCTATTGCATGTCATCCAGAGAATTGGACAGAATATTTTAAATCAAAAGTAGTTGCAGATTTAAATAGATTAGATTTTGCTGCAAGTATACATTACTTTTTGCAAAAACAAATATTAAAAATAATTAAAAAATATGCCCAACCTACAAATAAAATATTATTAACAGGGGGGTGCGCCCAAAATATTTGTTGGAACACAGAGATAAAAAAACAATTTCCTAATTTAATTATTGTACCACAAAGTGCAGATGATGGTTTAGCAATTGGTGCAATGGAGTTTTTAAGACAAAAACATAAATTAACAAAAGGACAATTTAAAAACTTTCCATATTGTCAAAATGATTATTCTGCAGAATCTCCTAGCGTTGATACAATTAAAACTACAGCAAAGTATATTGCTGATGGAAAAATTGTTGGTTGGTATCAAGGAAATGGAGAAGTTGGCCCAAGAGCTTTAGGGAATAGAAGCATACTTATGAATCCTATGATGAATAATGCAAAAGAAATTATTAATAGTAAAGTTAAACATAGAGAAGATTATAGACCTTTTGGTGCTACAATATTACATGAACATCAATTAGATTATTTTGATGTTGACTTTTATAATCCTTATATGTTATACTTAGGTAAAGTGAAAAAAGAAATACCGTCAATTACACATGTAGATGGAACTTGTAGGTTTCAAACTTTAAAAGATGAGAATCCTGTGTTTAGAAGTTTAATTGAAGAATTTAATAGATTAACTGGTATTCCATTGGTTCTTAATACAAGTTTAAATCAAGGCGGAAAACCAATTGCCGGAACCAGATTGGATGCTTTAGCAGTATTAGAGAATACAGAAATGGATGTTCTTGTGTGCGGCGACGAAATAATAACAAAGGAACTAAAATGATTGAAGATGGATTTTTTGGCTTTGGTAACGGCGGTGTAACTCTTAACACTATAAATGATTTTGATTTTGCTAACATTAAAAAAGAAATAGAAAAGATAAAATTAAACTTTAGTGTTGCTAATGATGCTAGTAATTATTTAATCGGACATTTAGAAAATAGTTATGACGTTGTAGAAAGTAAACCTACTATAGAACGTATAGTAAAAACAATTATAAAAAATGATAATAATTTACAAGAAAATTATAAAAAAGCACTTAGTATCCTACCAGCAGAAGAAGTTAATAGCGTAGACTTGTGTCTTGATAAATGTTGGGTAAATTTTCAACAGAAGTATGAATTCCAACCTATACATGATCATAGCGGAGTTTATAGTTTTATAATCTTTTATCAAATACCATTTGATATGAATGATGAAAAAATATTTTCACCAGGTAAAAAAGCAAACGAAAATTTAAGTGGCATGCTTAATTTCCACTATGCAGATTATGCAGGAGTAATAAGTAGTATGAGTATTCCTGCTGACAAGCATTGGGAAAAAAGAATTTTTGTTTTTCCTGCTAAACTTAAACACAGTGTATATCCATATTATAGTTCGGATGGTTTTAGAATTACTATATCTGGTAACATGTCACTTACAACCAAGGAACAATAAATTGAAAGATTACAATACATTTAACCTAAAAGCTGTTGAAGAAAATGTAACTATGTTCGTTGAACAATGTAATCAATTACATAATATTATTAATGATAATAATATAAAAGATTCTACATGGCAGTACAAAGAATATAATTTATTTTCTTTAAGCAGTTCAAGCGAAGCATTTTGGTTTTTGTGGCGGAATATACAAATATGTATTAGAAAACATATCGGAGACGATCGTCCGGCCTGGATGACAGGTTGGTTAAATTATCACAAGCACTCCGAAGTATTAGACTGGCACAACCATCTTGGGTCTGAGTTTCATGGATATGTAAGTATAGATCCTAAAAGAACTAAAACTATTTTTAAAGATGAAAAAACTAAACAGTATGAAATACAAAATGAAACAGGATTATTATATATTGGACCAAGTGCTAGATTACACAAAGTTGAGCCTTTAGAATATTTTGATGGTACTAGAATTACAATTGCATTTGATGTATCTACAACTAAAGATGTTTTTAGGTCTAAAGGTAAAGAATTTAATTGGATACCTATCTATTGACAACACAAATTTTATATGCTATAATAAAGGAAAGTTATGCCAGATATTGATATAGATTTTGCCGATAGAAATATTATCTTAGATAAGATAGAACACCGTGTGGCAAAATTAAATACACAAAAGAAACACAACACTGGTGTGTATGTTACTGAATGTCCACATAATCCCGTTGATAATATATCAACAATAGATTATAAAACAGCAGAAGATAGAGGCTACTTTAAACTAGATTTTCTAAATGTGTCTATATACAAAGACGTAAGAGATGAGACACATCTAAAAGAACTAATGGAAAGGGAACCACTATGGGAACTATTGGAACACGAAGACTTCAGCGAAAAAGTCTTTCATCTAAACGGACACAGCAATCTATTGAAACTATTGAAGCCCAACTCGGTAGAAAAATTAGCAGCGACACTAGCGATAATTCGTCCGGCAAAACGGCACCTAGCGAACGAAAGCTGGCAAACGATAACAAAAGAAGTATGGACTAAACCTAAAGAAGGTTATTACTTTAAGAAAGCACATGCTGTAAGTTATGCAATGGCATGTGTTGTACATATGAATTTACTGTGTGATGAATTACAAAATTAGCGTTTTGGTCTGCGTATAAGTTGGACATTCTTACGCTTTACTCTTTTTACAGATAAGTTACTTAAATTTACAGTTGGACCTAATACAATTTTAACATCCTTGCTATTCATACTCATTTGACAATATTTAATTAGATCAATTTCTTTGCGTAAGAATATATTAATAGGTATCATCCTATTTGATTCCCACCACCATGTTTCACCTAATTCTAAAAGAAGTTTCTTTTCTTGTACACTTCTAAGTTTAGAATATATTAACATAGAGGTAACGAATTGGTCTTGGTTTACAATGATGCCGACGTATTCTTGTCCCCCGTAGGTGACAACACTTATAAATGGGTAGTTCTCTTCTATATCTGTTCTTAACATAATTTCCGATAAATACTTGTATGCAGTTTACACCTAGATATTTAGTAAATAATGTAACAAACATCGTAGCAAATGACGCAGGGTTCGTCACGGAGTATAGACCAGTGTATAATAGACAATTAAAAGTATATAAGGGCATAGATAATGTTCTTCAGTTTAGATTACTAAACGCAGATCAGAAACCAGTAACAACAAGTGTGTATACACCTAAGTTTGTTGCTTTTGATGAAAACAACACACTAGTCATAGAACACGACGGAGCAATACAACAATTAGATGATAGTAGTGCAACTAGAGGAATGTTTACCGTAACTATAACAGAAAACGATCTACTAAATGTACCATCTCAATATCTAAAATATAATATCTATCTTGTAAATAATACTGATAATACTAAAAGCCTTACATATGTAGATAGTCATTTTGATAATGATGCAACTATATTTGTAGATAGCTATGCCTTTCCTGGTGCAAAATCTTCTTATAGCATTACACAGTTTCAAGAAGATACCGGATTAGTAGGCGAAGACGACAGCACTTGGTTGTCTGAAAGTATTACAGCGGAACCAGCTATTAACGGTAACGAAGCATTACATACAGCAGCCATATATACAGATAACTATGAAGGCGATGTAATTGTACAAGCAACACTTGCTAATCAGATAACTGGTACAACACAATGGGCAGATGTTGCAACTGTAAGTTTTGATGGAAGCACAAATGAACTTAGACCTGTAAATTTTAATGGGGTGTACAGTTATGTTAGATTTAAAACTACAGCTGATCCTGCAAGTAAAATAACAAAAATTTTAGTAAGGAATTAAAATGGAAACATTTATAACTGTATTGCTATTGTCTTTAGCTTCTGCTAATAATGCAGAATTTATAGAGAGAAGCAATGCACAAATGGAAGAAGGATACAAATGGGCATATGTGGGCAAACAAGCACCAGATGGCAATCCTGCAATTACAATACAACCAGAACATGCAGACGAATATATTTTATTTAAATTAACAAAATAACTTGACTTCATAGTATAACGATGCTATACTAATAACATGAGTATAGTCAACGAAACAGTTCTGACATATCTGCCAGCTAAAAGGAAAACAACTCCTAGTGGCTGGACTTCGTTTAATGCTCCTTGCTGTCATCATAATGGCACAAGCGCCGATACAAGACAGCGCGGCGGACTAATAAGCAATGCAGATGGAGGCGTAAGTTATCATTGTTTTAACTGCGGCTTTAAAGCAAGTTGGCAACCGGGCAGAAACTTTAGTCACAAATTACGAAAACTTCTACAGTGGATAGGAGCGCCTGACGATATAATCAATAAGGTGGCGTTGGAAGTGATGAGAGTGAATGAAGGTGTTGAGGCAAAAACATTGATAGCCCAATTGCCTACATTCAACTCTGTCCCGTTGCCAGACGATGCTATTAAAATTACTGATGTTACAAACTTTAACAAATACAGCATGGCTGTCTTAGAGTATATGGCTAACCGTGGGCTAAACACAGATGACATAAACTACTATTGGAGCCCTAGCTTAGGATATCGTGATAGACTGATCATTCCATTTTATTATGAAGGTAGGGTTGTAGGATGGACTGGCAGAAGTGTTACTGATAAGAAACCTAAATACCTTACTGAAGTACAACCTGGATTTGTGTTTGGATTAGATGAACAAACTTATAATAAGTCTTTCGCTATACTATGTGAAGGACAGCTTGATGCCATACATGTAGATGGATGTGCATTAGGAGGTTCTGAGATATCAGAGCAACAGGCAATGCTATTAAATCGATTACAAAAACAAATTATTGTTGTTCCTGATAGAGACAGTGCAGGGAAAAAACTAGTTGAACAAGCCATTGACTTGGGCTGGAGTGTATCTTTACCTGAATGGCCTTCAGAAATTACTGATATAGGCGAAGCAGTAAGTAAATACGGTAGACTATATACATTGTATAGCATTGCTAATGTTGCTGAAGATAGTCCGCTTAAAATTAGATTAAGGGCAAAGAAATGGTTTATATAAAACTTATATGGAATTGGATACTCGCTCCGTACAGATATATACAACAAGAACGAAAATTTAGAAAACGAATAAAAGAGTTAAAAAAGGAAGATCCTTTTATATATAAATGAGAAAGGCACTACTAATGAAGACAGAATTTGAAACAGGGATTTTCGAAGTCCTAAAAAACCTACTAAAAGGTAATAGTGCTATACTTGCACTAATATATACAGTCGGTCATATTATAATTGCAATGAACGTTGTGTATTGGTTGACAGGCGCTAGTTTATGGGAAGCAGGTTTAGTTGCTTTAGTTGAACCAAGTATAAACGGTGTTTGGTTTTATATACTACACAATTTATGGAAAAAATATAATACATGATTACTTGGGGGATATCAGCAAATAGTCACGATGCTGCCCTAGCTGTTTTTAACGATCAAGGATTAGAGTTTGCCAGTCACAGTGAACGTTTTAGTGGCCTTAAGAATGATCCTCACCTTAATGATGAAATAATTGACTATGCACGACAATGGGGAGAAGCTGATGAAATTATTTGGTACGAACAACCGTTTACAAAAACAATTAGACAAATTTATGCAGGTCAAGGATTTAATTTCAATGAAAACAGTACTCGTCGTTACCTTGGATCTTATGGGATACATGCTCCGGTGTTTAATATTTCTCATCATCATTCCCATGCTGCTGCCGGCTATTATTCTTCACCTTTTAGTGAAGCCACTGTGTTATGTATTGACAGTATTGGAGAGTTCGAAACTCTTACAGTCTGGCAGGGAAAAGGAGACCAACTTAAAAAAATATATTCTCAAAAATTCCCACACTCTATAGGATTATGGTATTCTGCTATGACTCAACGTATTGGGTTAAAAGCGAATGAGGATGAATATATTCTTATGGGTATGGCGGCATATGGCGATAGTAGAGTATACCGTCATCAAATTATGCATGATTTTTTTGAAAGCAAAACTTTACCTATTAAGTTTAAACATAACTTACATAGAGGGTGCAATTGGTGGAGAACAGAATTAAACGACGATCACAATTTTAATATAGCAGCCGGTACACAATGGGTATATGAAACAATCCTTGATAACATTTTACTATGGTGTAAACAAAATACCAACAGTAAAAATTTAGTTATTATGGGAGGGTGCGCTCTAAACTGTAGTGCAAATCATCTAGCCTATAAGTATTTTAATGACGTTTGGATTATGCCTAATCCAGGTGATGCAGGAAGTGCTATAGGGTCGGTATTGGCACACAAGAAACAACGATTACCTATGCCAAATATGTACATGGGTTACAACATAGAAGGAGACTACCCAGTTGAAGAATCAATTAGCGAACTTAAGAAAACGGGAATCGTGGGCGTTGCGAATGGTAGGGCGGAGTTTGGCCCTAGGGCTTTTGGCAATCGTAGTCTACTTGCTGATCCCCGTGGCGAAGACATCAAGCGCAGAGTCAATGACATCAAGAAACGACAACAGTTCAGACCCTTCGCTCCAGTGGTGCTCGCAGAACACGCAAGTGAACATTTCCAAGGACGTTACAATAACTATATGCAGTTTACCGCCCGTTGCAAAAATCCAGACCTGTATCCTGCCATCACCCATGCCAACGGTACGTCCAGAGTCCAAACCGTACCGCGAGATGGTAGCGGAATTAGAAGACTGTTAGA